AGCAGCCGTGACTGGGTGGCAGGCGGTCACGACGGCGCTGTCGGACTACGCCAGCAAGGCGCGCGAGATTGGCGGGGATATCGGTCAGAGCCTCGTCAGCGCGTTCCAGTCGGCCGAGAATGCGGTCCGTGAGTTCGTGAAAACCGGCAAGCTCGACTTCCGGGGTCTCGTCACCTCGCTGTTGGCCGATCTGGCCAAGCTGGCGGCCCGGCGCTTCATCCTCGGACCGATCGCCAATGCACTTTCCGGGGCACTCGGCGGCGCGGGTGGCATCTTCGCCAACATCCTGCACGCGGGCGGGCTGGTTGGAGCCTCTGCGCCAAGCCGGGTGGTCCCGGCGATGGCTTTCGCGGCCGCGCCCCGGATGCATTCCGGCGGCGTTGCCGGTCTCCGCCACGATGAAGTCCCGGCAATCCTGCAGCGGGGCGAACGGGTGCTGTCGCGCCGTGAAACACAGAGCTACGGCGGCGGTGGGGTCAATGTCACCATCATGGCCCGCGACGCCGAAAGCTTCCGGCAATCGCGCACGCAAGTCGCGGCCGACATCGCCCGCGCGGTGTCGCTCGGGCGAAGGGGCATGTGATGGCATTTCATGAAGTCCGGTTTCCCGACAATATCAGCCGGGGCGCTCGCGGCGGGCCGGAACGCCGCACACAAATCGTCGAGCTGGCCTCCGGCGATGAGGAGCGCAACGCCAGCTGGGCCAGCTCGCGGCGGCGCTATGATGTGGCCTATGGCATCCGCCGCGCCGACGATCTGGCTGCGGTCGTCGCCTTCTTCGAGGCGCACAACGGGCGGCTGCACGGCTTCCGGTTCAAGGACTGGGGCGACTACAAGTCCTGTCTGCCCTCGGGAACGCCATCGCCCACGGATCAGGCGATCGGGACCGGCGACGGCACGACAACAGCGTTCCAGCTGGTGAAGCGCTACACCTCCGGGGCGCAGTCCTGGACACGGACAATCGCCAAGCCAGTGGACGGAGTCGTGCGCATCGCGCTCGGTGGGGTCGAGCAGCTTTCAGGCTGGTCGGCCGACACCACGACCGGCGGCGTCACCTTCAACACCGCACCCGGGTCGGGCGTCTCAATCACCGGAGGTTTCGAGTTCGACGTACCCGTCCGCTTCGACACCGATGCGCTCGACGTGACGCTTGATCTCGAGCGGCTGGGCTCGATCACCTCCATTCCACTTCTGGAACTCCGCCGATGAAAAACATCACCCCCGACCTTCAGGCCCATCTCGAAGAGGGCACGACCACGCTCGCCTGGTGCTGGCGGATCGCGCGCGCGGACGGCACGAGTTTCGGCTTCACCGATCACGACCAGACGCTCAACTTCGGCGGCACGGACTTCGAGCCCGAGAGCGGGTTGACGGCATCCGAGGTCCGCTCGGGCTCGGACCTGTCGGTCGATGCGCAGGACGCCGAGGGCGTGCTGACCTCGGACCGGATCACCGAGACCGACATCCTCGATGGGCGCTGGGACAATGCCGAGGTTGAGGTCTGGCGGGTGAACTGGGCCAATACCGGGCAGCGCGTGCTGATGCGCCGAGGGGCCATCGGCCAGATCCGGCGCGGGCGGCTCGCCTTCGTCGCCGAGGTGCGCTCGCTCGCCCATGTGCTGGGCCAGACGGTCGGGCGGACGTTTCAGGCGACCTGCGACGCCGCGCTCGGGGATGCGCGCTGCGGGGTCGATCTGGAGAACTCCGCGTTCAAGGGCACCGGTGCCGTGATCGATCTCCTGCGTGACCGGGCCTTTACCGCCTCGGGGCTCGGCGACTTCGATTCCGGATGGTTGACCTTCGGGACCATCGAATGGGCCAGCGGCGCGAATGCCGGGCGGCGCACCGAGGTTTTGGGCCATGACCTGACCGACGGCATCGCAGTCCTGACCCTGCTCGAGGCACCGGTGCGCGCGATCAGCGAGGACGATGCCTTCACCATCCGCGCGGGCTGCGACAAACGCATGGAAACCTGCGGGGCGAAGTTTGCCAACACCGCCAACTTCCGAGGCTTTCCGCACATCCCCGGCCAGGATGCAGTTCTCCGCTACGCCACCAAGGATGGCGGGCACGAGGGAGGCGTGCTGTGACCAACGTCGTTTCCGCTGGAAACGACGGGCGGCAGTGCATCGCATCCCGATGCACGAGAGCCACCGCCAATCCCGCACGCGTCATCGCCATCGCGCGGTCCTGGCTCGGCACGCCATACCACGACCAGGCGAGCCTTCGGGGCGTCGGCTGCGATTGCCTCGGGCTCGCCCGTGGTGTCTGGCGCGAGATCGTCGGGCCCGAGCCGTTCCCGATCCCGCCCTATAGCCGGGACTGGGGCGAGACCGGACCGCGCGAAGTTCTGGCAGAGGGCGCACGGCGCATGATGCCAGAGATCGCACCCTCTGACGTCGTACCGGGCGCACTGGTCCTGTTCCGCATGACGCCCCGTGCCATCGCCAAGCATGTCGGGATCCTGACCGGGCCCGACATCTTCCTCCACGCCTACGAACGGCTCGGCGTCATCGAGGAACCGCTCACCCCGTCCTGGCGGCGGCGTATCGCCTTCGTCTTTCTGTTCCCGCAACGCTGAGATCCACACATGGCCACCCTCGTTCTTGGTGCCGCTGGCGCTGCCATTGGCGGCAGCATTGGCGGCGCAATCCTTGGCGTCAGCGCAGCCACCATCGGTGGCTTCATCGGCTCCACCATCGGCTCGGTGGTCGACAGTTGGATCATCTCGTCACTGGCACCCACCCAGCGGATCGAAGGCGCGCGGATGGACAATCTGCGCATCACCTCGGCCACCGAAGGGGCGGTGATCCCGCGCCTCTATGGCCGCATGCGGATCGGCGGCAACATCATCTGGGCGACGGATTTCCGCGAGGAGACCAAGACCACCACGCAGGGTGGCGGCAAGGGCGGCGGCGGTGGCGGCAAGGTCAAGACAACCGAGTATTTCTATTACGCGAGCTTCGCCGTCGCGCTTTGCGAGGGGCCGATCACCGGCATCGGACGCTTCTGGGCCGACGGCAAGCTGCTGGACACCGCAGGGGTCACATGGCGCTGGTATCCGGGCGATGACAGCCAGGCGGCAGATCCGTTCATCATAGCCAAGATGGGCGCGGCCAACACGCCAGCCTATCGCGGCACCGCCTATGTCGTCTTCGAGGACCTGCCACTCGGGAACTACGGCAACCGCATCCCGCAGCTGAGTTTTGAGGTGTTTCGCCCGCTCGCCGATCCGGACACCGCGGAGGGTCTGACGCAGGCGGTGACAATGATCCCGGCATCCGGCGAGTTCGCCTATGCCACGCAGGGAATCCGGAAGGGCAGTAGCGGGTCGTCTGAGCCCGAGAACCTCAACGCGCTGACCGATACCGCCGATATGGTCGTGGCACTGGACCGGCTGCAGGCCATGGCTCCGAAGGTCGAGAGCGTGTCGCTGGTGGTGGCCTGGTTCGGCGATGATCTGCGGGCAGGCAATTGCAAGGTGCGGCCGGGTGTCGAGGTCGCCGCCAAGACCACCACGCCGTCGGCATGGTCGGTGAATGGCGTCAGCCGCGCCAACGCCTTTCTGGTCAGCCGCGACGATCAGGATCGCCCGGTCTATGGCGGCACGCCCGCCGATTTCGCGGTGGTGCAGGCGATCCAGGAGATGAAGGCGCGTGGGCTGCGCGTCACCTTCTATCCCTTCATCCTGATGGACGTGCCGCCCGGCAACACGCTGCCGAACCCGTATTCCGACAACGCCGCCGAGGCAGGTCAGCCCGCGTTTCCCTGGCGCGGCCGGATCACCTGTTCGCCGGCGGCGGGATATGTCGGGACAGTGGACAAGACGGCTACGGCTGCAAGCCAAGTCGCGGCGCTGTTCGGCGCCGCAACACCGGCCAGCTTCAGTGTCTCTGGTCAGTCGGTTTCGTGGACCGGGCCGTCCGGCGACTGGGGCCTGCGCCGGATGGTGCTGCATTACGCCCATCTCTGCGCGGCGGCTGGCGGGGTTGATGCCTTCCTGATCGGGACCGAGATGCCGGGGCTAACGACGATCCGCTCGAACCCATCCACCTATCCGGCGGTGCAGGCGTATCGTGATTTGTTGGCGGATGCGCGGTCGATCCTCGGGTCAGGTGTGAGCCTCGGTTATGCGGCTGACTGGTCGGAATATTTCGGGCACCAGCCCGGCGACGGCAGCAGTGACGTGTTTTTCCACCTCGATCCGCTCTGGGCAGATCCGGAGATCGATTTTATCGGCATCGACAATTACATGCCGCTCTCCGATTGGCGCGACGGCTTCGAGCATCTCGATGCGGCCGAGGACTGGCCCGCGATCTATGACCGCGCCTATCTGCAGGGGAACATCGCGGGCGGGGAAGGCTTCGATTGGTTTTATGCCAGCGCAGCCGACCGCTCAGCGCAGGTCCGCACGCCCATCACCGATGGTGCTGCGGCCAAGCCGTGGGTCTTCCGCTACAAGGATCTGCGCAGCTGGTGGTCAAACCCTCACTACGACCGCCCGGGCGGGGCGGAGAGCGGCACGCCGACGGCGTGGGCGCCGCAGTCGAAGCCGATCTGGTTTACCGAGCTCGGCTGCCCGGCCATCGATCGCGGCACCAACCAGCCGAACGTCTTCTTCGATCCCAAGTCGTCCGAGAGCTTCACGCCGCATTTTTCGCGGGGCTGGCGCGATGACGCCATCCAGCGCGCCTATCTCGAGGCGACCTATCTCTGGTGGGGCGAGGCCGTGAACAACCCGATCTCCGGCATCTACGGCGGCCGGATGGTGCATGTGCCCGAATGCGCCGCCTGGACCTGGGATGCACGGCCGTATCCGTTCTTTCCCGCGCTCACCGACGTTTGGACGGACGGCGCGAACTGGCGGCTCGGCCACTGGCTGACCGGGCGGCTCGGTGCGGTGTCGCTGGCGGCCCTCGTGCGGCACCTCTGTCTGCGCGCCGGGCTCCCCGTGTCACGAATCGACGTCACCGGTCTCTGGGGCGCGGTCGAGGGCTACGCCATCACGGCGCTCGAAAGCCCGCGCGCCTCGATCACCACGCTGTCGCGCCACTTCGGCTTCGACGCGGTGGAGACCGAGGGGGTGATCCGGTTTGTCATGCGTGGGCGTGCGGCCGTGGCCAGTGTGACGCACGACGATCTTGTTGCGGCTCGCGAGGGTGACGTTCTGGAACTGACCCGCGCGCAGGAGACCGAACTGCCGCAGGCGCTCAAATGGCAGGTGGCGCGGGCCGACGAAGACTACGATGCCGCCCTCGTCGAGGCGCGACGGATCACCGTAGACACCACCCGGATCGCCTCGGAGAGCTTTCCCATGGCGGTCCCGCCAGAGGAGGCCGAGCGCCGCTGCCGCCGCGCGCTGATGGAAGCATGGACCGGGAGAGAGACGGCGGCGTTTCGTTTACCCCCCTCACGGCTGGCATGGGATCCGGCGGACGTCGTGACATTGGACCATGATGAGCGGCACATCCCGCTGCGGCTCGTCTCCATCGCCGATGCCGAGGCACGCGGGATCGAAGCCGTCCGCCAGGACCGGGAGGCCCACGACCTGCCGCCGGGATCGCCACGACCGTCGTCCCTGTCGAAAGCGGTGGTATTCAGCGCACCTGAGGCGGTGCTGCTGGACCTGCCACAGCTGACTGAGGATCAACCCGCGCATCGGCCGTTTGTCGTAGCTCATGCTGTTCCCTGGCCGGGGGAGATGGCGGTGTTTCGCAGCCCGTCGAGTGACGGGTTTGAGCTACTGACGACATTTGGAGGCCGTGCCCGGATCGGGACGCTGGTCTCGGATTTCTACGCGGGTCCGACCTCGCGCTTCGATCTCGGCAACGCGCTGGTGATCGATCTGCTCTCCGGCTCACTGGAGAGCGTCACCGACCTGACGCTGTTCGGTGGGGCCAATGCGCTCGCCATTGAGAGCGCACTTGGCACTTGGGAGATCGTGCAGGCTGGCACAGCAGAGTTGATCGCGCCGGGCCGCTACAGCCTGACGCGCCTGCTGCGTGGCCAGCGCGGCACCGAGGGCGAGATGGGCAATCCTGCTCCGGCAGGCGCACGGGTCGTGGTGCTGGACGCGGCGATGGCGTCACTACCAATCGCTGAGGCCGATCTCGGGCTGCCTTGGAATTGGCGTATCGGCCCGGCAAACCGCTCTGTCAGCGACGAGACCTATATTGCGGCCAGCTTCACGCCGGTTGGCGTGGGTCTGCGGCCGTTCTCCATCGCCCATGTCGAGCAGCCCTGGCGCAATCCGCGCACGCCCGGCGATCTGACGATCCGCTGGACACGGCGGTCCCGAGCCCTCGCGGCCGACAGTTGGGGCGCGGTTGAGGTGTCACTGGTCGAGGAGGTCGAAGCCTATGAGGTCGAAATTCTCGATAGTGCCACGTTGAAGCGGGTACTGACCGCCTCCACGACCAGTGCAGTTTATTCCGCCGCCCACCAGACCGCAGATTGGGGCGCGCCGCTCGGCCCCGGCGACACGCTCGACATTCGTGTCTTCCAGCTTTCCGCCCTCGTCGGGCGGGGCGCTCCGAAAACCGTCACGCTAACCTTGTGAGGACCCCATGTCCGACGCCACGACCCATCTCCTGCTGCCCTACATCCTGGCGGCGCAGGCCCAGAAGCATGTCACCCACAACGAGGCGCTGCAAACCCTCGACGGGCTCATCCATCTCTCCGTCCTCGACAGGGATCTGACCGCGCCGCCTGGCAGTCCGGCCGATGGCGACCGCTACATCGTTGGCTCCGGCGCAACCGGCGACTGGGCCGGCTGGGACCTGAACGTGGCGCTCTGGACGGACGGGGCGTGGCTGCGTCTGCCACCGCGCGCAGGCTGGCGGGCATGGGTCGAGGATGAGAGCCTGCTGCTGGTCTACGACGGCGCGAGCTGGATCGGGACTACCCCGAACGCGCTGCAGAACCTCGCGCTGCTAGGCCTCGGCACCACCGCCGACGCGTCGAACCCGTTTTCGGCCAAGCTGAACGCCGCGCTCTGGACGGCGAAGACCGTGGCCGAAGGCGGGACCGGCGATCTGTTCTACACCATGAACAAGGAGGCCGCGGGCGACGATCTCGGGCTCACGCTGCAGACCGGCTTCGTGACCAAGGCGCTGGTCGGGCTGTTCGGCTCGGACCGATTCCGGCTCGCGGTCTCGGCCGACGGTAGCACCTTCTTTGACGGGCTGAGCGTCGACAACGCCACAGGCATCGTCGACCAGCCGCAGCTGCCGCGCTTCAAGGCTTACACCGATTACGACAACTATGTCGGCGTCGGGGCCTGGACGAAGATCGGCCTAAACAACACGGAGACCAACGATCAAGGGGCGTTTGACGCCGCAAACAATCACTTCGTGGCCCCCGCTGACGGCACCTACCTTTTCGGCGCGACGCTGCTCTACAAGATCAACGCCAGCGCCACGGCCCGGATGCGTGGGCGGCTCGTGCTGAACGGCACGACGGAAATCCGCGGCTCCCTCGGCGAAATCTCCGCCACCCACGTCACGCTCGCCACTGCCATCTGGCTGCAGACCATGGTGCCGCTCACCGCAGGCGATACCGTCGAGCTGCAGGG